CGTTTCCTTCCTATTTAAAAAAGCATTGGATTATTCTTGCATGGATAGCGCTGGAAAAAATCCCATTTATTTTTTAAATAACTATGGGTATATATTTGATATTACTAAAAGCACTATTGATAAATTAACTCTTTACGATATTCAAAAAGAAGTTCTTGAAAATTATGTGTCAAACAAAAATAATATTATCTTAAAATCGCGGCAGACCGGAATTTCTGTCATAACATCAGGATATGTTTGTTGGAAAATGCTTTTTAATGAAAATGAAAGAATACTTATTGTTGCTAATGATGGTGCTGGAGCAAGAAGATTCTTGGGTTCAGTAAAACAATTTTTGGATTATCTTCCGGCATTTTTAAGGCCAGATGTAGTTCCAACAAACAACACTCAACAAATTATATTTTCTAATGGAAGCTGGTGTAAAGCTGTAGCATCAGGCGGTAACGCCGGTAGAGGAGAAACTTTAACTATGCTAATTTTGGATGAAACAGCATTTATTGATAATGCAGAAGAAATATGGATGGCAGCTGGTTTAGCTTTATCTGCTGAAAGTGCTAAGTGTATAATGGTTTCAACGCCAAACGGAAGTTCAGGATTATATCATGCTACATGGACGGAAACAATAAAAAAACAAAAAACTGATAAAAATGCTTTTGTTGGAACAGAAGTACATTGGAATCGTCACCCATATTATGCTAAAGATTTAGAACAAAGAACAGATGAACATGGAAAAAAATTCTGGTGGAGTCCTTGGTATGAAAAACAGTGTGAGCTCTTAAAATGGGATAAGGTGAAAATTGCACAAGAGTTAGATTTATCATTTGAAGGTTCTGCTGCAGTTGTTATTGAAAGCTGGATTATAGATAAATATGATAGTCATTGTGCTGATATTAAACCGGTATGTTATTATGATTATAAAGAACCTTCAGAACGATTTGTTTCAAGAGAAACAAAATTTTATGTTTGGGAAAAACCACAACCTAAAAGGAATTATATAATAGGGTGTTTACCAACAGGAGAAAAAGTTTTAACAAATAGTGGATTAAAAAATATAGAAGACATTGATTTTAATGATTTATTAGTTGATAAAAATGGAGAATATGTAAATATTAAAAACATACAAATTACAAGCGATATAGAAGATTGTGTTTATGAAATAAAACCTTCTAATGTTTATAGAAAAACAAAATTCACAGCAAATCATCCAATCTTATCATCAAACAAAGTAAAATTGAAAAGAAACTATAAACTAAATCATGAAATATATAGATTTAATGAGAGGTATTGGGATGTTCCATTAGAATTTTTAGAAGCCAAAGATATTAAAATTGGAGATTGGTTAATTTATCCAAATATTTATAAAAACAATATACTGGAATCTTCTGAAATAAAAGAAAAATGGAATAAATATGAAAATTCAACGAGAAAAGATTTTATTATAAAAAATCCATTATTAGATGAGGAATTCTGGTGGTTTATTGGAATGTGGCTGGCAGAAGGTTGGACAATAAAAAACAAAAATTCTTACAATATATGTACTTCACATAATAATAAAACAGAACAATATTTTGTTAAAAAAATAAAAAATATATTTAGTAAATATAATAAAAGTGTATGCACAACAATTAAAGAAATAGAAAATTCAATAAGCACACAATTTACATCTAAACAGATTTTTGAATTTATAAATGAAAATTTTGGAAAAGGAGCAAAAAATAAAATATTACCTGAATGGGTTAAATTTTTACCTGAAAACTATAAATTAGAATTAATAAAAGGTTATTTAGAAGGTGATGGATGTTGGTTCAAAGAAGGGCTTAGAGGTGACTCAAGAATATCATTTGTTAGCATTTCATTGGAGTTATTAGAGGGAATACAAGATATTTTATTTTCAATTGGATTAATATCTAGTTTACAATTATTAAGAAATGAATCGAAAGCATATTTTAAAAGAGATGGAAAAATAAGAGAGTGTAATACTCAAAAGACATACCAATTAAATTTGTGTCATTTTGATAGTGTTAAATTAGCTGATAAATTAAAGTATTCTCATGAATTTATACTTAAAAACAATAGAATAATTAAGGACTGTTTTTTTAGTAAAGATTTAGAAAATATATATTTCAAAATAAAAGATGTAAATAAAATACTATACAAAGGAAATGTTTACAATTTTGAAACGGAAAATCATACTTTTTTATGTAAAAATATTACTACTCATAATTGTGATATCTCAAGGGGAGATGGCGAGGATTTTTCAACAGTTGAAGTTATTGATGCTGATACACTTAATCAAGTTGCAGAATATCAAGGCAAAATTCCGCCAGACATTTTTGCTGAATTGATTTATAAAGTAGCCACAGATTATAATATGGCTTTTGTTGCAGCTGAATGTAATAATCACGGTTTGGCAACAACTCTGGCTCTTAAAAACGTCTTAAAATATCCAACAGAAAAAATACATCATTCCAAATCAATAAAGAAAATTTATGTTCGTCACGGTGGTGTTGACTATGTTGACCAAGATAGTGAGATACCAGGATTTCAAACAACAACGAAAACAAGGCCATTACTTATGAGTTGTCTTGCAAAATACATGAGAGAAACTCAGGTAAAGATAAATTCAAAAAGATTACTTAGCGAATTTAGAACATTTATAAACAAAGGTGATAAGCCTGAGCACGCTGATGGATATCACGATGACCTTATTTTTGCTTTTGCTATAGCTTTATTTATGAGAGACACGGAATTTGATAATGTATTTAAAAGTAAAGAATTTTTTAAAGCAATGTTAGATTCAATAAGTTTTCAATCAAATAGCAGAGGAATACCAACAAACACACAAAAAGAGGATGGTCAAAGGAACATTCAAACTCCTGACTCAGATTTAAGTTGGTTATATGGACCAATATCAAAAGGTTAAACATTGACTTTAAGTAAAAAAAACGATTAATTTGAATAATAAATAAAAATAAAATGGCAGAACAAGATGAAAGTGTATTTTCTGGAATTTTTAAAGCTTTAAAAAGAGGCGGAAGAGATAATAAAGAAACAGACAAAAGTATTTTAACAAATACACCGGTAGCAAATCCGTTTGCTTCAAAACAACAGAAACAGCAAGATTTTTTAAATATACAATCTAAAAAAATGTATGAAGACCTTTATACAAGGTCTATGTATTATGAAGCTGATAGATTTACTGCCTATCAAGATTATAGAGCAATGGATAATTCTCCGGAAGTGTCAGCAGCACTCGATATCCTTTCAGATGAATGCGTTACGAAATCAGAAAAAGGAAACATACTTGAAATTTATAGCGATAATTCAAGAGTTAAAAATACTTTAAAAGACCTATTCTACAATGTGTTAAATATAAATTATAACCTTGGATTTTGGACAAGAGAATTAATAAAATTTGGAGATGCTTTTGTTAAATTGGAAGTTGACCAAGAAAATGGAATTTTTGATGTTATTATGTTGCCAGTTGGTGAAGTTCATAGAATAGAAAATAAAGACGAAGAAAGTGGAACAAGTAAATTTAAGTGGGATAATAATAATTTATTTTTTGAAGAATGGCAAGTAGCTCATTTTAGAATATTAACAGATAGCAACAGACTTCCTTATGGAAGATCAATTTTGGAACCAGCAAGAAAACTTTGGAGACAATTACAATTAGCAGAAGATGCTATGCTTGTTTATAGAGCAATTAGAGCTCCAGAAAGAAGAGTTTATTATATTGAGGTAGGGAATATAGACCCCGCAGATGTTCCTCAATACATGGAGAAAGCAAAGGCTTCTGTTAAAAAAACTCCTATGGTTGAACAATCAACTGGTAATGTGAATTTGAAATATGCTCCGATGCCGGTTTGGAAAAATACGCCTATTCCATTATTGGATGGAAGAACAATAACAATAGAAGAATTGGCAAAAGAATTTGAAGAAGGAAAAGAAAATTTTGTGTATTCAATTCAAGACAAAACGCATCAAGTTGTTGGTGGAAAAGTTATTTGGTGTGGGAAAAATTACACTGCAAATAAATTAACAAAAGTTTGGTTGGATGATAATACTTGGGTTTTGACTGCACCAGAACACCCTTTTGTGCTCCGTGACGGCTCTGAAAAAATGGCAAGCGAATTATGTGATGGAGATGCTTTAATGCCATATTATGAAGATTTTAAAACACTTGGAGGAAATAAAAATAAAAACATAACTTACAAAAGAGTTTATAATCCAAATTCTGGAAAATACGAATATGTTCATAGATTAATTGGCAAAGAAATTAAAAAAACAAATGAAAAACACAACACATTACACCATAGGGACTTTAATCGATATAATAATATTTTTAGCAATTTAAAATGGGTAGATTTTGAGGAACATAAAAAAATGCATGGTGAGTTAAATAAAGTCAAATGGCAAAATCCTGATTTTGTAGAAAAATTAATAAAACAAAATATTGAAAGAAATTCAGTTTCGGCAATGGCTTGGTATAATTCTTCTGATTTACATAAAGAACATGATGAGATAAGAAGTAAAAGTTTAACTGCTCGTTGGGAAAATGAAGAAAGTAGAGAAGAATTAAAAAGTTCTATGACTATTAAGGTTGATGAAAATTGTTTTGATTTAATTGTAGAAGAAATTAAAAAATATGAAACTTTTGTAAATGCAGAAGATTTTATTTATAATCTAAAAAATACAGGGGTTTATTTTTTAATAAAAGAATTAAATAAATATTCAAAAAGAAATGTAGATACTTTTTTTAATAGTAAAGGAAATTTAAGAAGGATTTTACGTGAAAATGGTATAGATAATTATACAGAATTTTTACAAAAACATAATCCTTTATTGTTGGAATTAAAAAAAGAAAATTATAGAAATTTAAGAATAGAATGGAATAAAAACAATTTAATTCAAAACGAAAAAGGACAATATGAATATAAAAATCATAAAGTTTTAAGAACAGAAACAATATTTGAAGATGATGATGTTTATTGTATGACTGTTGTTGGAAATGATGGTCAACATGATAGACATAATTTTGCATTGTATTCTTTTGATACCTCTGGAAACCGCACTAACAGTGGAGTTTTTGTGAAAAACACATTTGAAGAAGATTACTGGCTCCCTATTCGCGGCGATAAAAGTTCTCGTATAGAGACTTTGCCGGGTGCATGCCTCGCTTTAGATACTAAAATAGAGCTTCTTGATGGTAGAAGTTTGGAATTGATTGAAATAATAAGGGAATGGGACAATGGAAATAAAAATTTATGGTCTTATTCTATAAATCCAAATACAGGAGAAATTGTTCCGGGGTTCATAACATGGGCGGGAGTTACAAGAAAAAATACACAAGTTGTAAAAATAACTTTAGATAACGGAGAGACAATTACAGTAACACCTGACCATAAATTTCCAACTAAATTTAATGGCAAAAAAGAAGCAAAAGATTTATTAATAGGAGAGTCTTTGTGGTCTTTTAATAAAAAATTCACACCAGCTTCTCATGATATAAGAAAAAAGAGAAATGATTATGAAATGATATATGACCATTTAAAAAATGATTGGATTTTTTCTCATAGGATGGTAGCTAATTATTTTAAAGAAACAGACCAAGAAAGAAGTATGGTTTTTAATGAAAAATATTCTGATTGCGATAAAAAAACAATTCACCATTATAATTTTGATAGATTTAATAATTCTCCTGAAAATTTATTTTGGATGAATAATAAAGACCATTATGAATTTCATCAAAATATGAGTAAAGAATGGTCAAAAATAGGAGTAGAAGCTTGGTTAAATAAATACAATAATAATGAAAATTTTAGAAATGAAGTTCTAAAAAAATTAAAAATAGCTCGCGAAGAATATTATTTAAACAGAACTGAAGAACAAGAAATTAAACACAATCAATCTATTTCTGATGGGATTAATAAATATTTCAATTCTTTAAGTATTGACGATAAATCAATAAGGGCAAAAATTAGTGCAAATAATGCACAAAAAGGTTCTGATAAATTACAAGAATTATTAAAAGACGAAGATTATAAAAAAGCATTTTATGAAAAAACAAGTGCGACTTTAAAAATTGTAAAAAATACTCCAGAATATAAAATTAAGCAAAGCAAAATTTCATCAGAGTTATGGAAGGATTATTCATTTAGAAATGCAGTCATTGAAAAACAAACAATAAAGTATTCTAACACCATGCTACAGTTTGTTGTAGGTAAATTTAAGGAAGGTTTATCAGCAGAAGAAATATTAAAAAATATTAATTCAGAATGTTCTTTATTTATGATTGAATTTAATTTGTTAAATGAGGAAAATAAACAACTAAAAAAGATGAAAAATGGTTTTACCCATAATAATCTTGATAAAATGATGAAACATTTTGGGTATTCTAATTGGAGAGATTTTAAAAGTAAAGTAGAATTTTTTAATCACAAAATCATATCTATAGAATGGCTTGAAGAAAAACAAGATACAGGAACAATAACAATTGATGGAAATGAATTATATCATAATTTTCATAATTTTGCTCTTACAAGTGGCGTCTTTACTTCGAATTCCAATCTCGGGGATATCCAAGATATAGAATACCTCCAGAACAAATTATTTGCAGCTCTTAAAGTTCCAAAACCATATTTAAATTATGCAGAAACAATTCCGGGAGGTTCAGCTTTATCTCAAGCGGATTTAAGATTTTCAAGAACAATAAACAGACTTCAACAATTTTTAGTTATAGAATTAAGAAGAATTGCAAATATACACTTGTATTTCTTGGGTTTTGAAGATGATATAAATAATTTTGAATTAACATTAACAAATCCTTCTACTCAACAAGAGTTACTAAAGCTCGAAACAATGAAATCGAGGCTTGAAGTATTTAAAGAATTATTTACAAACGAACCAACTTCTCCAGTTTCTTATACTTGGGCAATGCAATATATTATGGGATTTTCTGAATCTGAAATTAAACAAATTCTTAGACAAAAGAAAATTGAACGTAAAATGTTTGCTGAAATCGAAGGTGCTGCAGATGAATATATTGAAACCGGGATATTTAATGAGCTTGATAGAAAGTTTAGAAAACCTGGATTTGTTCCTGGACAAGTTGCCGGAGCAGAAGGTGCTGATGCGGGAGCTGATGCTGGTGGTGGAGGAATGAGTAGTGGAGGCGGTGGACTTGGTGGAGGTATGGATATGGGTGGAGGATTAGGTGGTGGTTTAGATGCTGGTGCTGGAGGAATGGATGCAGGTGCAGGTGGTTTAGATGCCGGTGCAGAAGGAGAAACAGGTGATGAATCTGGAGCAGAAGATTTAGGAACCGAAGAACCACTTTCAGAAAACAAAAAACCAAAAAACAGCTTACAAAAAAATAATGCTGCAGTAAATTTCAGAACTAAGACAATGATGGAAAATATTGAAAAACATCTAAAAAGTCTTAATGATGGAATAAATAAAAAAGACGATGATAAAAATTTAATAATTGATTAAAATATGTTTTACGACGAACACAATATAGACGAACAGTATCAGAACCTTAGAAAACTTTTGTTAAATACAGAGGGTGATTTATATAAATTTTTAGGGAGAACAAAAAACGATACAGCAGCAGTAAGAGCTAGAAAAGTTTTAAAAGAAATAGAAAAATTAATAATTCCACTAAGAGAGAGCATACAAATGCAAAGGCAGGATAATAAAGGTGAATATTAATGGAAGGTAGTTTCTTTGATTTTTCTAATACAAATAAGCCAGAAGATTATGATTTTGTCATACATGGAGAAACAAGAATTGTTCTTTTTGAAAAAACTGAAGAAATTTCATATGGATTCCATTTTAAAATGCTCAAATATTCAAAAATAGCAATTAAAAGAGCAATAAAATTGTGTGAAGACATTATCATTAAAAAAACATTAACTTGATTTTTGAATAAAAATACTTTTAATTTGAATAATGAAGCATAAACCTAAAGTCATAATTGAAAAATATAAAAAATGGAATTATATTGATAATTCCGGATATTATATTTGGACAAATAGATATGATGACATTATTAAAGCAGAAGATGTTAACGGCAATCCAAAACGCACATTTAGTAGAGAGCTTGAGCAAGACCTGCAGATGTATGGAATAGATGTCGAAGCAGAATTAACAGCAATGCTTTCCCAAGAAATAGCTAAAAAAATTGATAGAGAAATAATTCAAGAATTGATAAAAAGTGAAAAAGAGGAAACGACGCTCACTCGTATTGTGTTGTTTGAAAAATGCCGTAAGTGTGATTTAGAAAAGAATGGATTAAAATATTGGTATGATAAAAACGGAAAAACAATTAGGGTTGATGATGCTAATAGTTCACTTGATTTAAAACAATTTATTATAGGACGTAAAGGAGAAGCTTTTTTAGAATCTGGATATATTTTTGCTCCTTATGTTCCGGCTTTTTTAGAGCCGGCAATAATAAATGTTCAGGATTTTGCCGCAAATATTCCTCTCGTTTCAAGATATGCAACCAATCGAATTAATTTTAATTATTACAACCCTATATCATTCCCTGATTTAATTATCAAACAAACTCTTTAAAGGATTATTTATTTACTTTTTCTTCAATAATGTTAAATTTATAAAAAATTAAGCCATGGAAGAGTTGGAAAAAACCAAAAATATAATTACACCAGGGCAAACTTACATTTGTTTAAGCAATGAAGACAATACTAAGTTTGAGGTGGATTTA